CTCACCTCTGGGGTTTGGTCACGTACTCACTCGAGTAACGACCAAAAGACGGTATCACACCGCCTCCCTTCAATTGCACCTGCAATGGGTGCAACCGCACGCCTGGCCTGCAACTCATACTGCAGATCCCTGTACCAGTTGAACTGACCATGAGGCCAGAAACAATCTGGATCCAAGGACCTAACAGCATGGGGAACAGGCTCAGACACCGGAGGTACGTACCAGTCTGGTGCGTACCTACGGATCCTGACGTAACGCTTCTCCCGGCCTTGCCGGACCGAGATAGCGCCGTCGACCCAATCGCCTCTAGCTATAGACACTAACAGCCCGCAAGGGTTGTAGAGCCTAGAGCGTAGGCCTCTAGGAACCTTTATGGCGTCCTCAGACAAGACCATCTTACCCATTCTAGGAACGGCAGCGATATAACGCTTCCCCCCACCGAATGGAGATGTTCGAGTCCAAGGCCACCACTCGGGAACCTTGAAACCTGCGTCGTCAGACTCCCAATAGGGTACCCCGAGAAAGGGCGCCTTTTTGAGAAGATACTGCAGCGTCGTATCGAGTGAGATCTCGTTACGTGCACTCCATCTGACGAGCTTGTTGAAGGCAACGTAAGTATCCTGTGCGGTACGAAGGTGTTTAAGATAAACACCCCGGACCATGTGACCCTTAAAAAAGTCACAACCACAGGACTCACGGAACGGTCCTTTATTAAAGGACTTCTCTGCGTTTACTTTAAACCCAAACAGGTTTAATGCATGGCAGACACGATCGTACACATCACTGCGTACAATTATGTCGTCGCCAAACACTGACCAGTTGGGCTTATCGCTATCTACCCGGACAAGGGGAATACCCTTCTCTAGGTAAACCGCAGATACGATTGCCGAGAACAACAATGTCTGTAATGGGAACGTAAAACCGTTTCCCATCGTCGACACCATGTTCAGGGACAGCGCTGATCCATCCGGTAACCTACTAATCGGTGACCGGAGATACTTAAGGAGATCGCTGAACCATTGCGGGAACAGCTCCTCGATAAGCGTCAAGCTAATCGAATCTGAGGCGGATTCTAAGTCGATTGTTGAGAAAGACTTAGGTCCGTCAGGATCCAATGAACCTGACCGCGCCATATGCCGGTTAACATCAGCCACGTACCGCAAGTCAATTCCGAAGAATGACTTGAGGCGCTCGCGTATGATGTTACCCAATCCGAGCTGGTACCACATATTTAGTGTGGGCTCAGTGCAGATTGAACGGCTTATGTCGATGTTCTTAGGTACTAAGGACAGGCGATTACCTTCGACCAACTTTGGACCATGCAACTTGGTGAACCTGAGGTTTTCAGCCTCAGACCAAGAGGTTAAGTCCGATATGCTGGCCCTGTATTCTGCATACAGATGCAGATCAGTCGTGGATAACTCAGAAGCGAACATCTTTGTATAGAAGTCGCCCCCTCTTCCAGAGACAGAAGCTCCCGGTCCCGTTTCACCTGATTCGAAAATCTGGTGCATCGTTTCCACGAGCATGTCCCCTTTCGGGTGGAGAAATCGGTCGAGACACGTTTTCACGTTCCCGACTAACTCCTCATCCCAACTGGAAGAGACCACGAGTTTATAAGCTCCCATCCGTTCATTAACGGCAAGGAACTTTTCAATAGCCTTGGCATCTGCCTCGGGGTTAGGGTCTTCAAATTTCTTGAAGACGCTCTCCAAGAGCATTGTTGCAGCTACTGAACGCCAACCCGAGTCAGGACTTTTTTTGTCCTGATCTGGAATTGACGAAAGATCAGCAGAAAGGCAGGAAAAGAGAATTTGCCGGTTAGGTGCGGACATATACTCTCTCCAAGGGTGTCTATACCCATTAACGTCGTTTTAAACTACGAAAGCCTGAGACTAGATGTTTTTCCCGATTACTCGGGTCAACCACATAATCAAAAGCCTACGTAGCTCCCGGATGAGCTTACGCTTACCTGCATCCTTGGTAGCCACGGCGGTCAGAGACCGTTCGTGATTACTGTGGTGCCGATATTCGCAGACTCAGCCCAGGCGACGCCAAAAAGCAAAGACAGAGCGGCACGAATGGATTCGGGGTCCTGAACGTCGGCCCCAGCCGGAATGCTCATTTCAAGATTGAAAAGAGCAGGCTGACGGGGCTGACCGGTCATGACTTCCAAACCCTTACGAACGTTTAATTTAAAAACGTTCTTCGGGACGCTCGAGAGACCCCCAGCAGCGTTCACGGCAGGCAGCGCTTTAGGCGATGCCACCTTGAAACACGTGATGGTAAACGGGTTGCTGAGGCTATTAACCTCAACACCTGTCTGGGTCCCACCCAAGGCGGAGACATAGTACTGCTTCCCATTGGAAGAAGGTGCTGTGTCAGCGACAAGAGTGTACGTCGGGGACGTGAGACCCGTTTGAGGGGCTCCCGTTACCGGCGAAGATGGAGCGAAAGGCATATTGGTCCTTTCATAACTATAAAGTTATAAACTCCGTAAGCGCGCCAACGCAATCATATTAAAGTACTTCCGCCAATTCTTTGTTCCAGGAATCTCAAACCTGAAACTCGGAATGAGGGAGCCACCATATATGCTGCGCGAAACGAACTTACGGCGCCATTCAACACGGAAAGGCTTAAAGTAGAACACTTTGTTAGAGCCATCTGCCGGGTAAGGTGACGAAATGAAATCCGGATCTACCACTGTCTGCTCGTTTGAGCGGATTGAGTGGTTCCGGTACGTCATGCTTATCCAAGCAAGCTCCGACCGTGGAAAACTTACAGCCTCGAGTACGTCACCGATATCGGTGAAGTAATCGACCAGCCAAGAGTATGGAATAGCTTCCCAGACAGCAGGTAAGAAGTCACGGGCGCGAACGCCCATTTCTTCAATACCTTGCCGCCAAGGAGGGCTATCCACCTCTATCTTGACCGCTCCGTAAATACGACAGTCATATGCAAACTGCGTTCTAGCAGTCCATTTGACCTGTGTAACATCATGAAGCCTGTAGTTTGAAATATACGTCGGCGCGTCCATGTTCTCTGAAAATCCATGAAATGCACTTGTCGGCACGCGGGCTGCAAGCCTACGCACCGCCAAGTATGCATCCGTGGCATCAGAGAGCAATGGCTGCCAACCGAAGTTATGTTCCAACCAGGTATCAGATAGCGCGCGTTGTGCCGCCCTAGCGACATCAGGTGCGTCTCTTTCGAGACGTCTGAAATCGTTTTGGGTAACAGGTATAGCACGCCGACCGACAGCGCGTTTAACACGCTTTCGGGCGTTCCTGCCGTAGGTATCGAGAAGATCTCGAAACCCTTTCGCAGGATTACGGAGACCCCTATAAGCGTCAGCTAGCTCGGCTAAGAAGTTCCCACCTCGAAAGTGGGATTGCTTCGACCGAGCGTCGCTGACAGCTCTTATAAGGGCTTCATCCCGTGTCTTCGCATGAATAACGGAGGTAGGGGCGACCGGCTTATCCCAGATGGTAGTGTGACCTATAGCTAGGTCACCATCATACTGGTAATAGCCGAACCGCTTAGACGCAACACACCATTTTCCGATCAACAGAGAACCCGGAGTAAAGCTTACGCTGTCCTCCGAGGCCCTGAAGGCGGTAGTGGCGTTTTGCGCCAACCTTATCATGTCTCGCCAGCGCGGATTGTCGTGCTCTTCAGTAACAGTTTCGCCGACGGTATCAGTAGTCAGCAAGACCTGTACGAGCTCAGTGCTCGGCCAGGAAAAGCAGCTAATGGGACCGTCTCGCCACCGTTGCTTGTAAGAGTAAAACCTTTCCGGTTGAAGAGCCATGAATCCTCCAGTTAAACGTGCACGACGAGAGGTATTACCTCCCGCCGTGGAGAGCACCCTAAGACTAAGTTGATTCGAATCGCAAGGGGAGCTGATGAACATGATGATCTAAGTCTAGATCACCAGGAACATCTGACTCATCCTCGTAGAATCTAACAACTTCGTTATGGGCGCACGACCTGTGGTAGTAACTTCCGGGGGAGTACGCCATCGACGTGACTTTCATCCCGTCGATAACTATACGTAGTCGCCGAAAAAAGGCATTACACCCTTTTACGGGTAGACACGCATAAATGACAATTTGCATTGTCGGCTTCCTCCTTAAGTTATTAAAACCACAAATTGGGAACCC